ATAAAAAGAATTTTTAATTACTCAAAAGCACGGCATAAATTATTATACTATAATAACTCAGAGTATAGAGAAAAATTACTTGCAGATAGTAAACGGCGTGGAAAATTAAAAAGGCACGGAGTATCTTTAGAGCTACAAGAAAAACAATTAAGCCGTCAAAATTATATATGCCCAGGGTGCGAAACTATAATTAGCTTAAATGCTGAAAATAAAGAGTTCAAGCCCGCTATAGACCACTGCAAGAAAACAAATAAAAATAGATGTGTAATGCATTTTTGTTGTAATAGAAACCTTGGCGCTATAGAAAAAATAAATCCAAATTGTACAACAATTAAAAACCTATATGAACGAGCAGCCAAACAAGTATTACCTGAATTTGCTAACGCTCGTGATAGCGTAAAGCCTAAGAAAAACCGTAGGAAGCCTAATGTCTAACCTGATCCATCTCCCCCCCAGGCCCTCCGGGAAGGCTCCTAGGAAGCCCGGAGAGGGGGGCAGGAGCGAGCCCTCGCTCGGGATCGTGATCCAGGCCCGCATGACCTCGCGACGGTTCCCAGGCAAGTCTATGGCGCTCCTGGCGGGTAAGCCTGTACTACAGCATGTAATAGAGAGATGTAAGCTAATAAAGTGGAAGAAGCAAATAATATTAGCTACGCCCGATACACCTGAGAGCGAACCAATGTTGCAGCTAGCAGAGCAACTAGGCGTCAAGCATTTTTGTGGCAGTGAGGATAATGTTTTAGAGAGATACTACGGAGCAGCTACGTTCTATGAGTTAACAAAAATAGTACGTATAACAGCTGATTGTCCATTAATTTCTCCTGAGATATGTACAGAAGTGATAGACTTATTAGAGCTTGGCGAATACGATTACGTGTCTAATGTGTATCCTAAACGTAACTTCCCTAAAGGTTTAGACTGTGAAGCATTCACTTTTGAATGCTTAGAGGCAGCTTTTATATCTAAACGTGAAGATGAGCACGTAACATCCTGGATGCAACTTACACCAGGAGTAAATAGAGCCTTATTAGCTCAAAAAGAAAATCGCTCGCATCAAAACTTATGTGTAGACTACCCCGAGGATATCAAACGCTTAGAGCGTATAATCAAACGCAAACCTGAGTTAGTGGTGAACAATGACAAAACAATTAAATAAATGGAGAGGAGAGTTTGGAGATGAATACACCAGACGTAATGACGTAACTGGTCCTACTCTAGAACAAAGAAAAACATTTTGGAGCGGGGTTATGATAGGAACCCTGCCAAAAATTCCAATGAGTATATTGGAAATAGGGGCCAATACAGGTGCTAATCTAACAGCTTTACATGAACTATACGGCACCGAAAATAGCATAGAACTCTACGCTGTAGAGCCTAATGACAAGGCTAAAAAAGCTATTCCCCAAGATTACGTTAAAATAATAGATGAAGACGCATTTTGCATAAACAGATCTGATTACTCCATTGATATGGTATTTACATGTGGTGTCTTAATACATATACATCCTGATAATTTATTAGCCGCTATGAAAGAAATATACAGGGTTAGCAGGGAATATATAATATGCGCAGAATACTTCAGCCCTAAATGTGAAGAAATACATTATAGGGGGGAAGATGAATTACTGTGGAAAAACGACTTCGGCAGCATATGGCTGGATAATTTTCCACTGCACTGTGTAATATGCGGGTTCGGGTGGAAAAGGGTATCCGGTATGGATAACTTAACGTTCCAAGTCTTCCGAAAGGTAAACTGATGGCTAAGATGAGCTATACCCCAGTATACTGGACGAAGCCATACGATGCACTGTACGAGCTATTAAAAGAACGCAAGGCTAGCTCAAATATTAGTCATAAAGAAATGCCTACCTTTGAACAGCACTGCTCATACGTGGAAAGCCGTCCACATAAAGAATGGTATTTAATATATGCGGATGGGCAGGTTGCAGGACAAGTATATGTTACGGAAAAAAACGAGATAGGAATACAAATATTCAGTGCATTTCATCGCAGGGGATACGCCACGGAAGCAGTTAGAAATTTAATTAAAAATCATAAGAAGGGGGAACAATTATTAGCCAATATTAATCCAAAGAACAAGGCATCTATAGCCTTTTTCAAAAAACTTGGATTCAAGATTGTTCAGCATACATACGGATTGGCTACTTAGATCGCCTATTCGTATTAAACACTTTATTGTGCAACTCTTGTATGCGCTCCTCTATATGAGCGAGGCGCTGATTCTGCTTGGCTTGTTCTATTACTACATCCGTTAGTTTTTGCAGTTCTAATTTCATAGAATTTATATCATCGCTCATGGCAGTGTTACTTACCTCCATGATTTCGAGTTTCGTTTTCAACCCCCAAATAAAATAAGCGGCGCTCCCCACAAGCGCCACTGTTTGAATAATAGTACCTAGGCTAATCGTTAGATCGAACATTTCTACCAACCATAAATTGAGAATCTACAACAGCCAATATAGCAACTGATATGCAAAATACCATCATGGGAGACAAATGGCTGTATAAGTCATATGTGTGATCCATCAGGATCAATGCCTTAAATGACATAAAAGAATTATACCCAAGTATAACAACCTTCGATACAGGCCACCAATACCGATTTATAATATCGGATAATAATTCAGGTTCTGTGTAATCTCTTTCCAGCCTAGAATTATCCTCCCTGTACTCTTGCTGCCTATGTCCTTGGGAGCTATGATCTGGTAACCCAAGAACAGGTAGGTGTAGATGGTCACGCTGCATCGTCGCTTTCTCCTAGATCAGTTAAGGCGTCTGCTAATGCATCGTATTCCGCTATCTCTTCAACATCTAGACCAGTTTCCTTTTCGGCTTCCTGTATCTTCAACTCTATTCTATACAGTCGATCTTGCCAATCATTATAGTACTCTTCAAGCTTATTGAAGTGATTTATTATTTTTCTTCCTTCTTCTTGAAGGTGCACTATCTCTAATCTCAACTCTTGCAAACTTGATAGGGTCGGGATTTTTTGTTTTGGGATCGACATAAGCCTTACATTTCTCCCACTTCCACCGCTTTTTCTTGCAGTAAGAAAAAACCCTATGTATAGACCAATCTTTCATGTAATTTAGTATAGGAGCTGTGTATATAATCTTATCATTAATAGATATAACTCCTGCACAAAAGTAAGGAGCATCTATATGTACAATTTCCTCACGCATCACAATCATTCTAACAGTCTCCAAGCCAGCTGTCAAGGGGTCACTTATTGTAAAGTTTTTGTAGGTTGCGATTATGCCTGTGGGCCTGTTCAATAGCAGTCTTATTAAGATCGTTAGCTCGCTCATATTCTCTCAGTACTGTAGCCGTAGCCTTGGCATCTTTAACAGACTTATTAGGTAACTTAGGCTCTGTATACTTAACAGTGGGCGGTAGATTAGGGATTCTTATTTTTGCTGGAGCTACGAAATTTGCGTAGCTCGTCGAGCACGCCGGTAGGGATACAATCAGTAGCCCCACTAAGGTTAAGACTATCCAAGGATTCCTGTAATTTTTCATTCTTCACCTTTGCTTCCTCAAGTTGAGAAAAAGCCTCACCTATCTGCTCTTGCTGATTTATTATAAGTGCTTCATTATTTTTTACATTTTCATTCGCTGCTTTAAGCATAGACTGTAGTTTTTCAGTTTCACATATTACACGCCCCTGTGTTCTCCCTATATGATAAGAATAAAATAGCCCTCCAGCTGTACCAGCTACCATCATTAAAGCCAGTATCACACCAGGACTCATTTGCTTTCTCCTGATGGATCATACCTACCCTGCTCCACATCTTCTTTCATCCACTTTTTAATATAATTAGTAGCTATAAATCCTATGATTAGAGCAAATATAAGTATAAATACACCATGAGATACAACAAATCCCTTAATGCTATCTATAAATGTTTTAGTGGCATTTATCTGAGTAGCATCTAAAGTAGTGACTGTAGCAGTTACACCAGTTGTCCAGCCAAATAATTGCTGTAGCCACTCTACTGCTCTGAATTTACGTGAAGTTTTGCGGAGTTCTTTGTTAGAAGGTTTAATTAAATCAGCTGCAGGACTAATAGGAGGATCTGTCGGAGGGTCTAAAATTGTTATTGTGCTAGTTATAGGCATATTATCCAGTACTAGTTTCAATACAACCATGGTACCTAGCTGCGAATCTACTGCTGTAGGATCAAATACGCCATCCCGTATGTATTTACCTTTAATGTATTGATTAGAACCTGCCCACAGATACGGGCTGGCTATTCCACGCATACGGTACCCAAACCCGTTATACAGTTCCAGGTAGTAAGCCATAGTTGGAATATCCCAACTTTTAACTTTACCAAATTCTACTCTTAGAGCATCTATAGCGCTTTCCTCAAAGGTATAGGTTACTCCATTATTAGGAGGAGCAACTGGCCTACCTTTGGGGACATGTACAGTACGCCTAGCTCTGCCACCTGCATTAAGAGGATCACCATTATGCAAATGAGTATCGAAATTAAAATTGCTCTCTCTTAAGTGTAAAAGACCAATGAAGTACCACGGTACTCCTGTAGCCGCTTCTATCGGTACATATCTAGGTTTGAGCGCTATAATATCGTCCGCTACCTTTCTGGCCCGGGCCTCCACACTGTCATTTATCTGCATAGCATCCCAGGCAGATAAGTAACTATCCCTAGTGGTAGCAAGAGTATACTTCGGCATAAACAAACTCCTATGTGAAACTATAGCCGCGCGCTGAAAAATATCCAGCATCAAAAGTTCCGGCTGATAATGAAAATCGTGCATTAGTGATAGGATCAGTATTCGCCACAAGCCTGCCCCAACCATTACCATTAAAATATAGTCCTGCAGTGCTAGTACTGCCAAATTCGTATATAACCTGCTTGAAAAAACTACTAGCCGCTGGCCTATAAATCCTTATCTTAACTAATCCAGTTTCCCCAGCTGCGTTGCCTATACCAATGTTATTCACTAAGATTCTGCTATCCGCGCTATCATTAACAGCGCCACCCGACGTTAATAGCCCCCATGCATAATCTGAAGCACCAGTCAAATAAGAACTCCCATTGTCTTGGGAAAAAACCATATTTATTAATGCACCATCATTAGATGGTTCAACAGCAAACAGCTCTATCTCTACCATATCACTAGAGCCTAGTGCTATATCTACATTGGTAGTCGATGCCGCTACGGCCCCTTCATCAATGGCAGTAACTATTTGACTTACGGTAGCCCATTGCGGATTAGCGCCAGCGCCTTGTGTCTGTAGGAATTGGCCATTAGTTCCTGCAGCGAGTCTTGCCCAGGAGGAACTGCCCCTGTATAAAATATCCCCTTGCGCTGCGCTACCGATCCAATCTAATAGCTGGGTAAGTGTGACTTCTTCGGTATCTCCAGCACTCGCGCTATTCCTACCTAAAGCCCTAAATTGTGCAGAGATATTCTGAATTTTAGCGTAAGTAACAGCATCATTAGCTATCTTAGCTGTAGTTACGGCATCGTCGTCTATTTTAGTTGTGGTAACGGCGTCGTTTGCTATCATATCCGTGGTAATAGAGCCACTAGGAATAGCATCCGCCACAGTCATGCGTTCACCAGTTATAACGTTAATAAATGCTGGTGTAGTAGGCTCAGCCATTACACATATACTTCTTCTACAAGAATATTAGAAACAGTAGACCCGCCTAATATGGTGCCAACCCCTGTGGAATTAATATACATAGTGGCGGATGAACTAGGACCGTATCTAAGTGAATATGTATGCGAGTTACTATCTCCTGGTGTATAATCAAACGAAAAAGTACAGTTTGTACGCATATTGCCGGATGATATATGTATACTAGCAGCCCCTATAGCGTCTGCGTTTGAATCAAAAAATACGGCAAATGTACCAGATACATTATCACTAAGAGATGTAAGAGGTATACTTACTGTAATTCTTACTTTACTATCAGATTTGTTAGTTGACATATCTAAAGTAAATAATTGAGTACCTTCGGTTATTTGAGGAATAGTATTATCTTGTGGAATTTGAGCAGTGTTGTTAGTAGCAGCCGTACTTGACGTATATCCTCTGTTTGGAGGAGTTAGTATGGTTTCAACCCCAGCACTGTCTTTATACGCCAATATAGTAGCGCCAGACAAGTCTCTAGTGTATAATCTACTGACATTAGCGCTAGGTGATGCAGGCGCAGATATTTCTATTGCGTCTACATATCCAGCTGTAGCAATTATGATAGTGTCATTATCTACAATAAAATTCTTGGTTACTTTAGTAAAAGTATCGTCTACTTGTGCTATAGTAACTGTACCAACTATAAAATTAAATCTATTATTGCTACGATCGTATTGTAAATAATCATCAGTATCAAATAATACTACAGGCGCAGTAGATACAGTTCTATCTAAATAAAATGTTGCATCCCCTACTTCTAGCCTATCAGCTGTAGGTGTGCCGGAAAAACCAACTATTACACCAGTAGTAAACACACCAGTTGTACTTGTTACCCCTGCGCTAAACGTTTGCGCTCCTACCCAGGTAACGGCACCAGTAGCAGCGAAGGTGGCAGCTAGCACGCCTGCAGCTGCCCAGGATATTTCATTAGTTCCAGATAAATAAAATCCTGTAGTTAAAGCACTTCCAAAAGCATATCCCGGTGCACTAACTGTCCCCGATGCAGCTTTAATCTGACCCGTCATCGTAGACACGCCAGTCGTAGCAAGGCTCTGAGTAAGAGCCGTTGCTATGTCATTAAAGTCGTTATTTACGGAGGCAGAAAGAATAGTAGTGCCCGGAACAAAGGCGGACTCAGGAAGAGAATACACACCTGAACTATTGCGAGCCATTTATTTACCTTAATGTATTGTTGGGGGGAGGTACATTATCAAAATCAATACGATCCTCCGGCCTCGTAAATTGTATACCAGCGGTTGGCCCTAAAGCATTCAATTCAGCTTGTAAATTAGGATGCATACGTGTACTAAGCCACCTGCGGCCCCCTCTAGTCCTAGCTAAAGTACGAGCTGCATTATATCCTATCTGGCCTAATAGACCACCGGCCATCATTCCCGGCAAGCTGCCCCCCGATATTAAATGCCCAGTAAGAGCACCAACTGCGGCAGGCATATACCTATTATAGGCCCTACTAGTCGTACGACCAGCCATGACTCTACGCTGATAATTCAATAATTCTGCAAATTCACGGTCACGCGCACGTCCAGTTAGTCCAGGGCTTAAATTTCTATATATTTCAGCAACTCTACTAGGCCCAAGTTCAAACATAATTTCCCTAGCGGCCTTGGGATCAGTAGGCATACCTCGGCTATCCAATCTTAAAGTACGACCAGGGCCAGATGGGGCAAATACTCTACCAGATAAAGGACCAAAACTACCCAATATTCCGCCTGATAATCCACGTATAATTCTTTCAGTGGAATTACTAGGTCCAGCCAAATCTAAATAAGTGGCTAATTCTCTATCAGCTAGAGAGGTGCCGCCCCCCAGCAACCCTTGAGATACTGTGTCAGAAAACAACCCTGGGTAAATTCTATTTGATCTTCCGCCTACGTTTAACATATTTTGTAAGCCTGCAACCCCTCTTTGTACTCCCCTAGCCGCAAGTGCATATGGTGCAGTTCCTACCAAAAGCTGCCCTATAGTGGATGCGTGGGGATACGTTCTTTCATAATCTCTAGCCGCCTCCGTCCTAGGTACAAAATTACCCAATAGAGGTACACCCTGTGCAGCATTAGTTAGCCCCCCCATAAATGCACTACCGGGACCATACCGGCTATGAAATTCCCTAGAAGACATACGCCTTCTGCTTAAAGGAATAGGTCGATCCGAAACCTCTAGGGGTGCAATTTCCCAAGGCATCCGACGCCCGGCCTCTAAATGCCCCCAGTCCGGGTTTTCTCGCTCAAGTTGCTGTCCTGGAGTTATAAGTTGACCGGGTACAATTTCCCACGGCATACGCCTTTCAGGCTCACTCATCGACTAATGATCCGCCAGTTGTTAGGATTACGTATTGGAGCCGTGCCAGTAATAGCAGTAGGTCCTACATATTGCCTATTACCCCATCTAAATCCAGTAGGTATATGCACACCAGTAGTATTTAGTATTCTATCCGCCAAATCGAGGCTTTGAGTTCTATATATTCTATCTATCTCTGTTCCAACATCCCCTAAGTCACCAGTCCTACCCCCTCTGGATAGTCTATTAAGTGCCATAGTGCCTAATTGAATATCGCGCTCTGCCATAGACCTAAGAACTGCAATCATCAATCTAGAACCTTCAGGGGATGATCTTAATCCCGGATTAGCGCCTAAAAATGCCTGGAAATCAAATTGTGTTGGTCTATTGGTGAGCTGTCTAGCTGCAGCACTTCCTAGGAACGTATTCAATTTCTGAATTGCTTCCATAACACTAACAGTAGATTCATCAAAGAAGGGCTCAGCCCCCGCAGCTCTTAGCACACCATTTACAGTTCTAGTGAACTGCATCCACCTTTCCGCCAACTCACCAGTCATTATCTGTTCAGGTCTATTTAGCAAAGATTCTAGCCCATTTAATATATCAGTAGTTTGTCTAGCTAAGTCCCCACGTTCGCGAAGTTCATTCATCTGTGTGTTGAGGGAAGTAGCAGAGCTAGTAGCTATTCCTTCCCTATGCTTCAGCAGGGTAGCCGCGTCTGCAGCCTGTCCAAACACGCCGCGGGTAAATATATTACTATTTTCCGCAGTAATTCCTGGAGGCGTCTGTAAATTACCACTAGTAGGGGGAGCTTGCGAATTGGGCTGAGTTTGTGTATTAGCATTAGGATTAGTTTGTGTAGTTCCTGGCTCTAATACATAAGTAGTAGCTCTACCGAATTGATCGTGTAAAGTAACAGTGGGCACTCGCACACCACCAGTACCTATAATATGGTCAAAATGAGGAGTAGGAGTAAACCCTACTTCACCAGTAGCAGGGACAATCCAGCGCCTACCACCAGTCACTTCAGTATATTGAGGTGTCCACTGATACTCTAAATCTTTACGGTAATCAGTTCTCTCTTGCTGGGACAATCCTCTTAACGCCATAGACTGATCTTCAGTCATACCAAATCTGAACGGCGCAGGGCGGGGGTAGCTATTGTTCAATATACTTTGAAGCTGGTCCTGGCTAATCACCCTCATATTAGAAGTACGATCTTCTTCACCTGCAGGTGGAGGCGTTTCAAATGTCGGGGGCTGATTGCCAGGAGGCTGCCTATTAGATGGCGTAGTAGCTGTTAAATCTGTAGTAGTTTGGTCCAGTTGATTATTGTACCAATTAGTATTCTCATCTACTACTTCATCACTAGGTGGAGCAATATTCTCCTCTATGGGGGTGAACTCCCTAGTCTCCCTAAATCGATCATTAGGATTATTAAACGCCTCATTTTCATCTACTATATCTAACGAATTTCCAAAATCCCCCTGACCCCCCCTATTTAGTCCTGCGTAAGTAGGGGTATTTTTATCCATTTCGCTAACACCAGGAGCAATAGTGGTCTGACCGCGTAGCCTAGCGGCAATACGCTCCAAAATGCTACCACCAAAAGAAGCGGGACCACTATTGTTAGTGGGAGCTACTTCTAAGGCGCCGCTCTCAGGCGCTGAATTGAAACTTCTCGTAGGGCTACCTAGCCCATATCTACGCCTAAAGTCATCTCCTAAATCAAAGCTATCGGAGAATGGATTATTAGCAAACGGACTGCCTGGCTGCAAGTTGCCCGGAGGCTGTAAATTAGTGGGCGGAGGAGATTGATTGCCCGGAGGCTGTAAATTAGTGGGCGGAGGAGATTGATTGCCCGGAGGCTGTAAATTAGTGGGCGGTGCCCTATTAAGAGTTTGATTGCCTCTAATAAGACCTTGGCCCATTCTATTGAACGCTCTATTAGACGCAACATTTTCTAACAGTTGCTGTACGCCCATAGCTGGGCTAAACATCTGATATTTAGTAGGGTCTAAAGGCCGCCTGCGATCTTGCTGACGTTCATTTTCAGGTAAGTTACCTCCGGCTAATGCCTGTAAATAAGCCAATATCTCGGGCGGCAATACACCGCCTTCAGTAGCGTTTATATTAGGCATAGTTTGCATTCTAAGCATCGAAAGTACATCGTCATTCTGGGGCATTTTACTGGCCTCCTAATCCAATATTTCTAAGTATAGATTGATGATCCAACCCCATACCACTAGACCAACTATCCCTGCCCGCAGTATGCCTCATAGGTTGTTGCATAGGGCTGCCAAACGTAGATTGAGGCCCACTAAAAAAACCTTTTATTGTGTTCATATAATTCTGGTTATTATCCAATGGACTTCCCATCTGAGGAAGCTGTCCCATATTCATACTGCCTTGTTGATTGCTATTGGCATTAAATGTGCCTGTATCAAGGGTACTACCAAGAGACTGCGCCCCTGTACCTAATATAGCTTGTAAAAGCATTTGGTTATCGGTTATCATTATATCATCATCATTGCAGCGTTGCCAGCACCGAATATACCACTCATAAGAGCATTATACTGTCCCAGCTTAGCTTGATACTGTTGTGAGGCAGCTTGGTTATACTGATTAGCTATGCTTCCGTAATCGACCCCCTGCAGATTAGGTCTGGGGGTGCTGACTAAATTACTAGTAAGAGAAGCCGGTTGGGTTAATCCAAATATGCCTTGTAGAGTTTGCAAAGGTTGATTATACTGGGCCTGTGCCTGTTGGAAAGCTATAGGTTGTGTCTGATTTAAGAAGCTCATCATAGATTGGTTTTGTGTATCAGTAAGTGTTCTTATTGCACGAGTATAAGCTTCAGTACCGGGCATAATACCTTGATTACGGAGCTGATTATCCAATTGTTCATTCTGCTGCGTAAAGAAAGGCTGCATATATGAAGCTTGCCTAGCCATATTTAACTGTGTCTGAGGGCCAGACAATTCTGAAAAATCAGGCGGAGCACTATACATATCGAAGCTAGCATTAACTAAATTACCACCGGCGCCTCCCAATCCTATCTGGGACCCTTGTAAGTTAGTTAATATAGCTTGTTGTTGTGGAGATAAATTAGTGGTAGAAGCATACTGTGTATTACCAAATTGGTCTGTACCAATTGGATTGTACACTAAACTGCCAAATGGCGTAAATTGGTTAGTGTTTTGAGCAGTCTGTGTACCAGCTAATGTCTGCTGGTTAAGTTTAGCAGCATTAGCTGCTACACTAGAAGACGCTTCTGGTTTAGGTACTGCCGGTCCCATTCAATTTAATCCACATGGCTGCTTGGTTTCTATGAAAACTAAATACGTGTGCAGCATCATCGATAGCATAGTATTTATCTAATATACAATCCTTGGCAAAACCAAACCTCTTCAATAAATTAATTTCTTCTATTTGATAGCTATGCGGTTTTGCCCTCAATATATTACATCCGAGGTAATTAAACACATAATTTAGAATAATTTTAATAGACCTTTTACTTACACAGCCTTTTCCACATATATGTATTTCTACATTAGACCTATTATACTCAGTAAATAGTACCACGCCAGCTATTTTCTTATCTTTTAGTACACCTATAACTGAATACGGATCACCTAAGATCTCCCCTGTTTTCAATTCCCACCATTCAGCTAGAAGTTTGCCTACCTCGTCTTTACTATTACCACTAACAAATTCTATATCGCACCCCCAAATTCCATAGTAGTCTCAAACCCATTTATTTGGAACAAAGGGACGCCTAGGCCGCTAGTCGTAACACTGAAATCAGGATCATTACCAACTAAAGCTATCTCCATCTTAATGGCTAGCGCTACACCTATAGCGCCTACACTTATCCAATCTGTGACAGTAATCGATCCAAGAGCCCACACACCCACATCCCATAGACTAATATCCCATACAGCGCCGACTATCTCTGGTGTAGTAACGACGTTACTAAGTGTAGTATTACCAAAATCTACATCCACCCCAATGGCTGGCGATACCCTACCGTCTGTAACTAACAACGGCCGAAGCATATTCATGTATTTGTTACGACCAGGATCATCAAAATAATTGAAAGCGCATTTTACAGCCGCGTTTATGGCCGCACCATTGTCAGAGCTACCAGCATAGCCTAAATTAACATTACCATCTCCATCCCCAAAATAAAAACTATCGTTAAAAGTTTCTGTACAAACAGCATCCCAACCTGTAAATCTACACCATGCACCAGTTAAATTATTCATCACAAATTGATATGAAGTATTGAACTCTTGCACTGGCACGTTAAGTACGTATAGACTCTGCTGGGGAAAAGGTAATAATTGCCATCCAAACACACTTTGGCCCATCTGAGCTGCACTAAGCATAGCATTCTGTATTCTATTCGTCAGAGCTACACTTCTCACACCAGAAGGGTCAAATGGTAGCGATTTAGATATAGGAAGTACACCTTCAAGAGTTATTAAGTTAAGATCAGAGCCTAGCTGAGAAAAGCACCTTCTGCCTATAGGTTTGGGTTGATTAAATACACCTACCAAGGCCCAGGCATTAGGATTAGCAGGATCGGTACCCTTATATATTATAAGTTGGCCTTCACTAGATATAAATACAGCTAAGTCATCAGGGCCATTACCACCGTCAACAGTCCACGTCGCCATAGCCATTAAAAATCCGCCGCGAGTAAAGAAAGCTCCCAAATCAAATGGATTCGGCTCTCCTTGTATGGCATCTGTATCTAGATACCAAGCTTTAGTGGAGTCTTCCTCTACAAACCACACTCGTCTCTTGTGTACATTTATATGTATAAATGAGCTAGGTATAGCGGAGCCAGTAAACGCTGGATTAGTCCAATCTGAACCATCATATAATAAAGGCTCGTCTGCGCCATTTACTATATAAAGATACGTATCCCCATTGGCAGGAGTAAAGTTAACGTGTTGAAATCTAGCGCTGTTTAATCCTGAAACATCTGGGCCTATGGGAGGACTAAATGCTTCAGTAAATAACGCTACACCTTTATCTATCTTAACTTCATCTCCATAAGCTGTTATATAGTTGCTGCTCTGGTTAGTATACAATCTACCAACCACTAAACCGCCATTACCGGAATTTATAGCCTGCCCCGCACTTATTGACGTAACTGCAGTAGTGACTCCATCTTGATATAAAGTAATAGTAGTACTGCTTCGTACCACAGCCACATGGTCAAACTCAGCATCAGTTAAGATAGTAGAAGATGTCAGAGTGAAACTAGGAGTCCCATTATCACTAAAAAACGGTGCATTATCTGTACCAAATACACCAGTCTGACCAAACCCTAACGCCCATCCATTACTAGCACTAATTCTAGCACTTATGATGCCATTAGACGCCCCCTGACTGCCGTTACGTCTAATATAAAGCTGTACAGTAAAATCCCCAGTACCAAAATCATAATCATCACTATCTGGAGTAGATATAAAACTACTGCCCGCACTAACCAAAAATAAGGAACCTCCACCAAAAGCAAAAGTACTAGTAGTTATCTGGGCTGAGCCATTGGCAGTCCATACATGCCCTGCCTCATCTGTAATAGTAGTAGAGCCTTCTATGCCATTAAGGTGGAGCATTACTACTGTAGTACTGTCTAATGTTATTATATTCGACCCTTGATCGGATACGTTAAATATATTACTACCGGCTGCAGCAAACATCTCTTGTGGGGCACCAGGGCTCCTGTACGTCATTAAGGTTTCTATGGGTTCAACAAGGCCATTCACCCAATCGACGTAGCCACCACGTATCTCCACCCAACCAGGGCGGGGAACTATATTATCCAATACAACTGCAAATTTAGGTTCCATATTAGATAGGGGAGAAATGGCATCCCATCCGCCGGTAGGAGCCTGTACCAGCTTACTTTCTACATCGTGCCCAAAGTAAGGTTGCTTACCTGCAAATAGAGCACTTTGATTTTTATTGACATACCTATCTAAAGGCGGCATCAGCTTGTATTAGGTCCGGTTGCTCCAGGGAAGAACCCGTCTTGTACATTAGCAGGTGATATAAGTATGCTTTGAGGCTGCGCACTTAAACTTAACGTGGGGGCTGCACCATCACGAGAGATTAATCTTTCTACATAATCATCATATTCTTTACGTTTAGAAAGCCAATTAAAGCCTTTTTGCTCCCAAAACCTCCATTTAATGCCCATTATAATGGCACGATCATCTAAAAGAGGTATATCAGTGTCATTAGTCCAAGGGAATCCAAAGCTAGTGGTAGAGCCTGCCAGCCTCACCCTATTTTGAGTTTGATATTCAAACACTAGCTGTAATTCACTAGCTATTTCAGTGGGAGGAGGCCATATTCTATAGTTATTAGGGAACGGGCCTATCTGTCTGAAATACCTTCTAGGACCAACCGCAACTATGCCAGATAGGTGCCATTGATCTATCTGTGGTGAAAGCGGGCCTAATAGACTCCACCTATTAGTGCGATCCCACCATGTTTGATTAATAAAATGATCAAAGTCACTAGGCTCAGGGTAAGTATCTTGAGCAAATATAAAATCTACACCAGTCTGAGTACCAGTGGCTAGCATAGTTAACGTTACTTGTGTAGCGCTATCTACCGTGGCTATACGGGCACCATTAGGTATATTATCACCTATGGCAGCAAAATATATACCAGAAAGAGTAGAAGTATCAGGTATATTAGTTACAACTGCACTGCCTTCTGTAGTATCTCCAGTAGTTTCTAAGGGAGGATTTATGTTAAGATTGTACTCAAAAGTTAAAGCAGTCCAATCATGTTTCTTACCTAATTCCTCCAACTCAGATTGAGCAAACCCTAATAGCTGTACAGTAGTTGTATCCGTATTGCCAATAACTGTACTAGCCTGGGGAAGCCCAAGTTCTTGCTGTGCAGCATTAATTATATTAAGTAAAGTACGATTTTGACCGGGCATTACGAGGAGTTAGCCGACCCTAATACAGCCCATGTACTAATGGTAAGTGGGTAAGTAACAAATACTCTACCTGGAACAATTGTAACACCTGTAGTACCGACAACAGATATAGCTGATGCAAAAAATGTAACAGCGCTACCCTTATCGTTATTAGATATGAACACACTAATATCTGCAGATGTCAAATTAACTATCTTATACTCAGCGCCAAGAACACCACCGTAACCTATACCATCTCCTCCTACCTGGGGTAATTTAACAGCACTCGTACCAGTATTCACTACGGTAGTGTACTGAGTACCCGGTATCTTCGCAGCACTGCCTGCAGTACTCCCACTAGCAGTAAAAAGCGTAGGAGTATCCCCCATCAAATCTGCGACAAGGGGCGGAGTGCCAAGCCCTACTAAATCTAACTTAGTTGCCATGATTACTAACTCCTTCTACATCAATTTTCTGTCTAGCTAAATCCATTAAGTGTTTAAGTAACCCTTCACCATGGATAGTAACTTGTATTTTATCTGCGTAATATCTAAGCATCTTTTGAAAGTCAAACAACTGAGTTAACATATAACCAGATACATAGAATTTTTTACCTTCCTCGCTACCTAAAGCTATTTCAGATATATTACCTAAAGTTTCTTTAGTTTCATCCTTAAATTCATAAGCATGATGCTTAAAATCTTTACTTAGACAGCTATCAAACCCATATAAGTGAAAATTACTGTACCCCATGCCTATCATTAGGCATAATGCCCGAGTACCTACCGTGCAACCTCCACCTATTATCGCTTTATCTTCACCGAAAATTTTATAATCTAATTCCTTACCGCCCCCAGCATGCCAGATATAAGCATGCTTCTTATTATCTGCCATCCATCCAAATACTTTAGGCGAGCATTGAGAAGCTATAAGATAGCATGTATTCGGACTATCTTTAGTAAGATACTCCAACACTATATCATCAGAATCGCATAGAACACAAAAGTAAGGGGTTATGCCGTTTTCTATAAGAAAATCATGGGAAGAGCCACAAGCTACTATCAGCTTATCTTCACCTATATCTTTAATAGTATCCTTAAGAGAGGGTCCACCGCCTACAAGAGCTACTTTAATATTTTCTCGCCATATATAGCTGTCAGTGACCTCAGGTATAACATACCCACTGCTGGCCATTATATTAGCTTTTATTTCTTCCAAGGATTTGGCAGTAGTGGCCTCTACCCCATCGAGTTTTATCACTTACTAAACTCCTTAGCTACATCACTAAGGGATTGAAAATGCTCTAATTCCTCTGAAGGGGGAGATTTAGGGCTGCCCCTTCCCAAGATCGGCCCTCCTGATCTAGCTATATCTGCAGTTATGTGCGTACTATTAATCCTCTCAGTCTGCACATCGTAGGAAGGATCGTACATACGATTTATCTGAGGATTACGGGTAGAGGCTATAAGGCTATCTACTTGCTGTATAAGCTGCGCTATTTGATCATCCTTTATTTTTATGGTCTGTTTGAGTAATTTAACATCATCCTGTAATTTGAGAAACGCAGACCCATCAGTAGCATTCTGTAAATACATATTGGCCATATTCACCCACTCCTGGGCACCCATACCAATAGTATCTATCGCATTGGCCGATAGCCTAGCCAATTGCTGTATTGTGTACACACCATGGCCTTTAAGATTATCTGCTACAGCTGGATTATTAGGGAATAATAGGTCTACTAAAGTACCTTCTGGTACTTGTGTTTGATTTTGCATAAACCTGTTCCACTGAACAGGAAATCTATCTTTGTCCGCTTCCGCAACTGGACGATCAACAATGTTGAGCCTCTCTCCTGGCTCATGTATTTTAATAAATACAGCATTTTCAAAAAACCTAGTGCCTGTCTGCTTAGATTTAGCAGGATTCTCTATACTTCTGGTATAGAAAACTACAACCTTCTGGTTGTCTTCACTAAATCTAACGGTACCATAATGAGCACCTGCCCAATCAATACCAGTCGGCCTAGCAAAATCACTCATGCTGCTTCCTTCGTTGCACTAGATTTAGTCTCATTAGCCACTATAGCCGCTAAAAGCCCATCTCCGTGTATAGTAGGAGTAAACAATGTGTAATACTTTTTATAATAATCTAAAAACTGGTGGGCTTGTGCTAACTGATAGCCTGCGCACTTATATGTTTTAGAGTCACTATCTACGCCAACTTTATTCCCAACTTTAATATCATAAATATGGCCAACATCTTCAGCTAAATAGGCGTGCGAATTCCCATCCAAACCTAAGCAACTATCAAATCCAAACATATGGACATTTGTATACCCTAATACCTGTGATATACATATTGACCTCAGTCCTACAGTACAGCCCCCGCCTATAGCCTGGTATCCAGGCTCTATGTCATCCGGCTTATAATCATCACTATGGCAGTGCCACATTACTACTTGATAGTCTTTAAAATAATCGAATATTTTAGCGTCGCACCCACTAGCAAGTAAATATTTAACCTCTGTATCCCTTTTCTGAAAATAATTTATACTTAATGGATCAGGGTCGCATATAGTAGCGTAGGTAGGAGTTATTCCGTTGCCCATCAAAAAATCATTAACACTCCCACAGGCTATAATAGTCTTAAATTTTCGTAACTCATCTAAATTATCTTTAAGAGAAGGTCCGCCCCCAACTATAGCTATTAATTTATCGTGACCTTTAACCTTGTGAAACTCAGGCAAGCCATGTAGTCTAGGTAAATTACGTTTAGCATTGATTTTTACATTGGCTAAAGTTTCGTCAAAAGATGTGGCAGTATTGGTTTGAATTTCCTTTAAAGGAACAAAAGGAAGCTCACCTGAAGATTTATACTTGATAAATTCTGCTTCATTCATTTGGTAAGTATTTATCATGGTTAGTCCTGATAGAGCGGCAATAAGAATGTATTGCCGCTCTACTCTTATTAGACCGATAGAACAGATATATTAACTGCCGGAGTAACGTAAGTAAACATACCGACTTCCGTTACAGTGATATCTCCGCCGCCTGAAGCGCTAACAGGAACAACTATACCATTGATCCTGCTGGCAGTGGCAGAAGTAGTTAAAAAGCCTGGAATACTGGGAGATATATAAAGAGCAGCGCCTGCAGCTACAGATACAGAGGCAGTGACATTAACACGAGCGCTATGTGCTACTTTAATTAAAGCCCAGAAACAATCCCCAGGATTAGCTACGCCACCACTTGCGCTACCTGCCGTAACACCATTAAGGGGCTGAAATTCAGCAAACCCATAGGTATATACATTAGATGCTATAAGAGTAGACGTAGCATTATTTGCTAAATAGTTCCTATCCACTACCACATAATTAAATGCGGTAACGGTAGTAGACGCCACAACGAACAGCCATTCACTTCCGTTGTTGCCTTGAACCCTATCCCCTAACTGGTGAGGGATACCAGGGTACTCTGGCTGAGTAGGGTTATTAGTTACGGTAACGGACGTAACCACAGCGTTAAGGTTAACGCCGGCCTTATTGTCCATTACATACCAATTAGTTTCAATTGTCATTTTAATGAACTCCTACACACTATTAGGTGGTAATAACGCCCTGAAGGAAGCTGTTAGATATAGTCATGTTACCAGCCCAACCTAACAGTCTAACCATAGCATCCTGATTGATAGAAAATCTATCGGGATCAAGAGGAACCATGTTGCGCTGAGAATGTGGCCTAAAGTGCAGGTAATTAGTATTTAAGAAATACATAAACCCTGTAGGCGCACCACCAACAGCACTAGTGCTAGAGCTAGTCTGGAAGGGTATAAGATCGGAGCTAAAGCCCTGGAAGCCACCGTCTAGCACAACATCGCTATCCATGTACTTAAGCGAGGTATATCCTGCTTCAGCTAAATCAGGAGCACTGGCACTCGGACCAATGCGCTGAATAGCCTGTAGCGCCTGTAAGTAAAAGCGATACATGCTATTATCAGCAACAATAAGATCAGGCTTATCGCGGCCGCGTAACAGCTGCACATAGAGGGTATCCATGTAGCCTAGTATGTTAGCAGCATTAGTGGCTGCACCGCCATTAGTAAGCGCACTAAATACTAAGTTACGCCAGAAATTCCAGGTACCACGATCAATACCTCCTACAGTGCCGGTAGTAGGTGAGGCGGCTACTAGAAGCTGTAACCCACTAATAGAGCCACTGACAGTACCGTCACCGTAAATACCGTTAGAAAGACCATTCATGAAGGTCATTTCACCGTTTTCTACTCGACCTTCAAGTAAGTCTATAATAGCCTCCTCACCGCTATTCTGTATCTCCTCAAGGCCGGAGATGCTAACCGCTAACGCGGCTTGGCGGATAGGGAACTCAGCCGCAGTAAAAACCTGCGACGGATTAATATTTATAGTCTGATAGCCACTATACCAAGTGAAAGTAGTATTGTTGGCGTAGTTAAGCTCTTGAACAATAGTCCGACCGCCAGAAAAAGTCTTAATTCGGCCGCGACGATTTAACCTAGCTAAAAGAGCGTTGTTACGAGAAACGTTATCTTGTAAAACGCCAGTCCGGTTGCGCAACGTAGTTGTCACAATCTCGGACAGATTAGGAAATGCCATCTATCCTTACTCCATTAATTATTTAATTCAGACATAGCTTGTCTGATAGATTCTCTAACAGAAACTTTACCGTTGGGTTTAGAATTATTAGCAGCATTATCAGTCGGAGAAGTAGGCTTCAACCCCATATCAAGGGAACGTGCCTTAGCCACGCGGGCTCTATCTTCTGCGGCTTTCTTAGCCTTAGCTGCCTTTTCAGCTTCCTGTGTAGCTTTCTGTTGCTCTGCCATAAGTGCTTGGCGTACTTCTGGAACTGAATAGCACGCATGATCATACGCAGTATCCAAATCCAATTGGCCATTTACTAATGGGATAGCTCCAGTAGAAAGCAAGCTAAACATGACTTGCCGAACTTCATTAAAATGCGGCTTATTTTTGAATGATCCATCTGTTTGTAGGCCAGCCCAATTATTAATATAATTGGCTGTATTATCCCAGCGAGCTTTTTCTTGCTGCTGCTTTAGCTGACTAACTTCCTGGTACATAGACCCTATGGTATCTGCCCATCTAGGGTCCATCTCTCGATAATCTTGATTCTGATTCTGGTTCTGATTTTGGTTAGTGTTATCTGCCTGTTCAATAGGTGCATATATTTCAGCTAAATCCATGCCAAAATTATACGCTAATTGCTCTATTGCGCTTACTTTATTAGGGCCACTAAGAGCATCCATCCATTGGAATAGCGCAGAAACAGTTTGCGCTGGAGTAGCCCCCCACTGTTGTATCGCAGGTAAAAATGGAGCTATAGCCGCATCCATATCCTTATGTCGGCCTAAATTAGCCTTAGCATCCGCTAATTCCTTTTGTACCTTTGATACATAAGTCTTAGTAGCCGATGGGAGACTAGCCCAATCAGATTGAATTTCTTTAGGAAGTATAGAAGGGGCCTTGTCTTCTTTGTCTTCTTTATCTTCCTTTTCTGCGGCAACCTTTTTCGCCTTATCAGATTCGTCTGTTTCGACAATTTCTGATTCGACTTTTCCATCAGGTCCCTCTACCTTGGTATCGGTACCTTCGCCTTTAATATTCTCAATATTCTTATCTTTACTTACAGAATCTGACTCAGTATGCTCCTTAACAGCCTCTAATATAGACTCTCGCACAGATACAGGGCCTTCCTTCTCGGAAAGGCCGGTCTCTACCTTATTGTCAGATTCAGTCTCTACTTTATCCGCCATGGTTCACCTATACTCTATGTCTTTCCAACCGTCAATATGTAACAAACTTAATCAAGGAGTTACACCTTACGGCCATTATTCAGTTCCCATATGGCTCGCTTGATGTCTTCTCGTCGTTGACGCTTACTAGGTAATATAGATTTACGAGGTTTAAGCAAAGTATCTGATTCGTTGCCATATTCTATACAGCCTCGCGCTCTAGTTTCATCTCTAAATTTCTTTTTAGAAGTATATAATTTACCATTGCACATATGTCTAGTGGGATTCATCTCATCAGCAATATAGTGAATCTTTACGGGCACATTACCTACTGTCATATGTAAATGTGCTTTTTGCATATATTTATTAAAATAATATTCCTCACTAGATACTAATTTATCTAACTCTTCACTATAAATATACCTGGCCATTAAGTTTTACCTTTAGGCTTAGGCTGTTTAGCCTGCTGTTTCATTTGTGACATTTTATGGGTGTGTTGCTGTTGAGCCTGTTGGTTCTTAAGTTTACCTTGCTCTAAAGTCTGCTTGTGCTGCTGCTCACCTTGCTCTATAGTCTGTTTATGTTGCTGTTCATTAAGCTCCATGCTCTGTTGATGTTGTGTCTGATCTTGCTGTATTTCCATTTCAGACTGAGCCATTTCTTGCTGGCTTTGTTTATCCGCAATAACGGCCTGTTGCTGCATTTGCTGAGACTTCATTTGATGTTCTTGCTGCTTAAAACCAGCTTCCATCTGCATTTGTTGGGCTTTCATCTGAAGTTCACGCATAGCTATCTGGTGTTTAAGCTCTAACTCCCGTACCTTAAGTTCATGTTCCTTTTGTTTATGCTCCATTTCCATCTGATTAAGCTGCATCTGGCGTTGATCTTCCATATGCTGCTTTTGCAAATCCCGCTGATCATTAACATGCTGAGCTTGTAACTCCATTTGTATCTTTTGAACTTGTCCGTCATTCTGAGCTTTTTGAGACTGCAACTGCATCATCATTTTCATCTGCTCTATCTGAGCTTCTTGCTGCTCAGGAGAAGCCTGTGGATTCTTTATAGCTTGTTTAGCTTTCTTATCCATTTGGCGGACAAATAAGTCTATGGCAGCCTCTAAATCTCTACCAACTCTAAATTTACGTACACCAAACTGAAGAAATCTGCCTAATAAAGGCACCATTTCTGGCATTTCGACACCCATAGTAGCAGCATTAGACATAAATTGCATAACCGCTGTGATAAATTCCGTAGCATCCTGACGTTCCTGCGCAGCATCTCCAAAAATAGTACTATCAGTCTCTATTTCTATACGGTAACCACGGGGAACATCGTTGCGTAATAACTCTATAGCTTTAGCTATCTTATCAGCTACTACATCTGCCGGATCAACCATAGGCATAAGCATGTCTTGTGATTGCATAGGCACAAGCGCATTCTGCTGCATAGGATTAGGCTGCTGCATAGGATTAGGCTGCTGCATAGGATTAGGCTGCTGCATAGGATTAGGCTGCTGCATCATTTGCATCATAGATTGCATGGGATTAGGCTGATTATTTTCAGGCTGCTCAGGCTGCCCCTCAGTCTCTATCTCAGCCATTACAGCTTCAGGAGTTAATTCATCATCAAATAAAATACCACTAGATTCTATAATAGTTCTAGTATCAAAATGCTTAGCTATTATTTCAGCAACAATAGCCACAGTATCCCGAGCAAACCTTGCTACTTCATTTTGACGATCACTCAGCCTAGTCCCCGCATTATTATTCTTAAGCCTTATGCCACCAAGAGTTTCTCTACTATCCGTGGTGCCTCTGATAATATCACTAATACCTGTAATTAAATCTAAATCTTGCATTAATTGTTGACGAACTTTCTGCAATGTTTCAATAACTTTTTGTATTTCGTCAATAGGGAGAAAGCTTATTCCACCTTGCACACCACCCTTTTCAGCATGTACAGCCCAGCTATCCACAGGCAATAATTCATTTTCCACTCCCTCAGAAAGTAATCTCTTAAGGGGGGCATTAGAGGAATCATAAGTTCCAGCCACTTTACAAGCTTTAGTAAGAAGAGCTAATCTTTGAGTTAATTCATCTATTTGTATGGCTTGATCCTGATATTCTATATAATCTGGTACAGGGATAAGGCTTTCATTAGTAATAGTAGCACTAATAGGCTCAGGTACAGGGAAGAATCTTTTAAGATTTAAAAAATCATCTTTTACGTCTACCAAATAGTCGTACCCAGGAGATACCCAGTACACTTTTCTATCGGTCTTGTTCCATATTTCATATATAACTATGCTGCGCTCATTTATATCTCTAAAGAAAGGACTCTCACTATAAGACTGGCGGTTACTCGACTGTCCAATAGGAGTAGTATCACCTTTAAGCTGAGAGCCAATCTTTTCTCCGAATCTCTTTTTAGCTTCAGTTTTAGATAGGTATACTCTTTTAGCCATAGCCTGGACTTCGTTCCAGACACGAGCCTTAACGGGGAATATGAGGAAATCATGCCAATCTATATAATCTACGGGGGCCTGTTCCGATAGTAATTGCTCACCAGTAGTCGTAAGCTTATCTGATTCCTCGTTATCGCTTTCAGCATTAATCTCCTCTAGTTCATCTTCTACACCACTTTGAGTAGTAACTGGTAAACTTCCTCCGTTGCCTATCTCTGGCTCATACCTAACCCAAACAACTCCCCTGCCCGGCAATAAATAATCCATAACCGCACGACTGAGTGCATGGTGCAATCCATTATCATCAATTTGACTTCTAGTGGCGCGTTCAAGCATGGTAGCACTCATGCGACCAGTAGGATCACGCTGCAGAAACCTACGCTCAATAACAGGAATGGGTTTTTTACCGTATAAAGCAGGCTTAAGTATTTTAATGTTAGCCCACAGTACATTAAGCCTTCTTAAAGTGCTTTCATCTGCCTTGGTACGTTTGTCTTTAAAACGCTTTATAACTTCATTGCCATTTTTAATCCAAGTAGCGTTTTCCTTTTCAACAAAATCTATCTGATCTTTCCAAAAGGAAGCTATTTCCCTGGATTTATCATTAGCGCCAGGAACAATATCATCGTCATCATTAGATACTACTTTTAATTTGGTTTTAGCCATTATGTATTCGGGTTTCCGCCCGCTTTCCTGATTCTAAATAGTATTTCATCTTGTATGTTAGCTATGCCTCTACGTATTTCTTCGAGTAGAGACATATCTGAAGATGACATATTACCACTGCGCATCATCTCAAGCACAATTCTAGATGCCGCCATATAATCGAAATTAAGCTCGGAAAATTGATTAATAGCTCTACGCATACCTTCTGGTGTAGATATATCCATCTGTCGTAAGGCTAAATACCTGTCGATAAAATTATTTATATTGTGGAACACGTTATCTTGTGTTATACCTTCAGAAGTCAAATAAGCTTTTCTAAGTGTTTCGGGTTTTCTAGCTCTAGCTCTATCCTGTTCCCAGTCTTGTATAATCCTGCCAATATTAGGGTCATTCGATAGAGCATCCACACGCTCAATTAATTCTTGAGAATTGTCTGCCACCTCGTCTAGTAAATCAGCCAACAATCTACTTTCATCGTCCGATAACCCTCCCTTCTGTCGCTCTTGCATTATACCATTAGCTATTTGGCTATTTTCAACAGAAAACCTATTCATATCATTAAATAGTTTATCTACATCTGCTACAGATTTAATCTCCAGCGTACCTATACGATTTAATATATTACTAGCCAACATTTCTAACCTACTAGAGAAATTACGCTCACCGCCAGTAAGATCAAAAGGAAGAGGCTTACGGGGCGGACGATTACCTCCACCAGAAGGTTGATTTACAAACTTAGTCCTAAAATTAGGCGGTTGAAATAGACCTGCCCCCATAGTCGTAGTGCGTGGGCCTTGCTTCAATAAAGCAGGAGTAAAATCATCAGGACGCCTATACATACGTTCACCAGAAGATTTAGGTTGTCTGCCTCTCCCTCCACCTATACCCTCTTCCTCCACTACTTTCATAACCGCCCTATTAATAGCTTTACCGCTAGCCTTTATGCCTTCCCTTTCCGCTAGTAAGTTACGAGCTACCCTCAGTCTCCTGCTAAGACTGAGTTTGTCATTAATATTAACGCCACGCATAACCGATTTTATTATTGCTTTAGCACTATCCCCCATGGGTATTTCGAGGTTTAAAGTTTGTTGCCCTAAATTAGACATATCATTTAAACTAAGGGCAGCTTTCTCTGGTAAAGCAGCCGAAAGTTTTGGATTGCTGCGCATCCCACCCCCCGTAAGAGGTAACTCTGATGGATTTACTACTCCTATTTGACGCATTAAATCAGGGCCGGGCTTTGCTTCTCCAGATAGCGTACGTTCAAGATCGCTAAATAACCTGGATAGATTCTCTCCATATAAATCACCATTAGAATTCCTAGTTATGCTGGCATTTTCAAATCCAGCTCTTTGAGTATATTTAGGTACCCCTAAATCAAACCTACGATAGACATTTCTATCTGACGGACTAACCCTGCCAATATGCCCGTCATTAGGTATTCGTATTTCTACATATCCTCTGCCCTTATCAGACATACTTACACTAAAATATACAGTTCCGCCTTGTGCCCTTTTTATATTATAGGGTATACCTCTATCACTAAGCCACTCACTTACAGCACGTATTCTAGCGTTCGTATTATATATAGGTCTACCACGGATGTCTTTTTCAGTATCTAGCGCCTCAGCTGTCAATTTTCTACGTTGTATGCCTCCGATTCCTTTACGTTCCCTACTTTGTAGCCCAGCTCCCATCGTTTCAGTACGCTTAGGGCCACCAGACCTTATACGCTGTTCCGGAGTAGGCAAATTGTGATATTTACGTTCTAACGTCCATTTACCATCTTTATACACTAACCTAGGGCCTTCAGTCGCAATAGGCATGTTACTAGTCTTAGGCTTAGGTTCGGGCTTAGGTTTAGGCTTAGACCTAGGATGTGTTTTTAATATATAGTGCACAGTGACGCTAGATAATTTACCTATATCGGGCATCCTTCGCCCTATTTCTGCACCAATTTTGCTTAAAGATAATCCTTCATCTCTCAATTCTCTAATTAACCGAACAACTTTACCCCTATGTTCAGCCTTAATCTGCCCCCCAACTTTAGCTCTATTAGAGCCATACGGCTGTCTTTCAGCCTGCAGCCGTTGGTTTCTGGCTTCCATTATAGCATCTATGTTTTCTCTCCTAATGTTAGATATAGTAGCAACACTCACTTTATGTTCTCTAGCTAAATCCGAACCTTTACGTCCAGATTTAAGGTCTTCCACTATTTTATTATAATCATATTCACGAATATGTTTCATACCAACCCTAGATAATGGAGCGTACCAATCTTGACCCTTCATTAACTTATAAATACTAACTTTAGACAGTCTACCGACACCAGGCATCCTTTCGGCTATCTCTTCGCTTATAGCGCGTAATGAATAGCCTTTTAGCCTAAGTTCCTTTACTATATCTCTAACTTGATTCCTATTCTTAAGATTGCCTCTAGGCCATATCCTATCTTCATCGTGATGTCGTCTAATAGGTCCGAACCTAGATAATATACGCTGCTCAGGAGTAGGAAGATTATGGTATCTAGACTCAGGCTTTTTAATAGATAGCACACGCCTACCAGAAGAAGATATTTTAGGTTCTTCATCGGCAGCCTTCATGGCACGCCTTAATAACTCTTGTGGGGTAGGCGGCTTAAATAGCTGTGGCGCTGGTATAGTTGTAGGCGCAATAGGCGAAACAGGTAACCTAGAAACTGGCGGGACTACCACTGCCCCAGGTTGTGATTTAGGCTGCGGCTTAGGTTGCGGCTTAGGTTGCGGCTTGGGCTCATCCTTAATAAGTCCAAACCTTCTTTCTAGTCTTAATACATCAGCCGCCATATTCTTTAAAGTACGAAGGTCATTAGTATTACTACCAACCCCTACTACCCCAGATTCCACTTGTCCATTTGGTGCACGTAAAGGTTGACCTGTTTCTTCTCTATGTCTAGTTAAGATATTTTTAATCACAGGATGCTCATATAATCTATGAGATGTATTAGCTGATCTAATCATATTCCAGCCGCGACTTAATATCCAATCATTAAATTCTTTAAAATTAGTCGGGCTAGGGTTACGATTAGAAATATCGGCAACAGTCTGTATTTTCGGTGGCCCACCAATATATCGGCCTTGCCCTAAATTCGGAATGTTGGTACTAACCTCTTCTCCACGGTACATTGGATTAGCTACATTATAACCTTCTAGCCTCCTGCCTACAGTAGGAATATCTCCTCTACTTAAGCCCATGGGTCCACTAGGTACATTCCTAAATCCTAAATCCACATCTCCCCGTTCAAATTCAGCACGAGACACATTAGGCGTGCGTCTAGCTACTCTATTCGCAACATTAGAAAATAACCCCACTTCTTGTATTGGCCTACCCACCCCTAAAACATTACTCACCCTTTTAGGTGGGGGAGTAAGTGCCCGTAAATACCTTCGTAACTGATCCCTATTTACAGTTAACCCTGTTTGAGTCCTTATTAAATTAGTTAACTCTCTAAAAAAAGGATTTACTTGACTGGACGGTATACTTCGTATCGCCCTTTCACCGCTAGGTAGAGTTTCAGTAATTCTTTCCATAATAAGTCTATGCATAGTATTCACTGTATTAGCCGGTATATTAGGCATAAAATTAGTTACATAGTTATTAGGGACCCCTACATCCGGGCTAATACGGTTTAATAAACTATAAGTACTCTCTCCACGCTCTGCAGGAGGCATTATACGCCTAAAATTACCAGTACCTACAGGAACTATACCATTACTTCTCAGCACAGACTCCACACCAGATGTGCTTAATTCTCTTCTTCTCTGTTGAATAGCTCTATAAATATCTGCATCAGAAGACCCGCGCGCTCTAAGGCCAGCACTGAATCTATTTATATTACGGTTAAAATCTTCCAGCATAGTGCTAGATATCTGATTAGGAGTCTCCCCCCTATTGTGCCTAGATATAATAGCTCTATTTATAGTATAATCTACATTTCTATTGCCAATAAATGTAGCCGGAGGCTGCACCGGAGGCGGTGGCCTATTAGGAGGAATTATTCCAGGAGGTAATTCGCCCGAGGGCGGCGGAGAACGATAAGGAGGGGGCAATTGCCTCTCAGGGGGTATTCTTCCAGGAGTAATATCTCCCCCCTCTATAGGTGGATCACGTCTAGACACATATCCAGGGGGACGGCGCATAGGAAGATTAGCACCAGGAGCTATGCCCATAGTACTAAACAATAATGAACTTAATAAGCGTTGATACCAAGTAGGATCAGGGTCTTGTACTCCCAAATCGAATATGCTACCGCCAAGGGTACCCGGAGGTAATCTATATTGCCCTTCGTACTCTCTAGTACGACGTTCACGATCTAATTGCTGATGACCTCTGCTGGTACGACCACTAAGCCATTCTAAGGCGCTAGCAGGTGGATCAAATATGCCAGTAAGCATACGATCAAAGTTAGTGGGGTCTCTAGCTGTGGCGCTATTATCAATAAACGGTGAAGGAGCATTTTCTAAACCTATACCTGGAGGTAAAGCAAAAGGATTTCTAGGAGGTTGTTGGTTATTAGGAGGAGTAACTAAATTACGTAAAGGTGGCGCATTAGGAGGCTGCGGGCCTAGCTGCCTACCAAATGCAGGATTTTCCCACAGATTATTTACGTTACTTAAATGGCTGCCCGTACGTAATGATTCTAATAATTCTTCTGGCGTCATTTTAATGGCCTACACCAAGAGGGTCCGTTAATATACGCATAGTCCGTTCAGTATCTTCTATATTAGGTTGTCTGCTACTACGAACGCGGCCAAACCTATGTTCATTTGCATCTAGCCAACGCTTGAGATATCGGTTATCAAATCTAGCCCATCTGGGCCTAGTCGCTAAATATTCACTTATCATCCTATGTAATTGTTCATCAGTCCACCCCGCATCCCTTACCGTACGACCAGTACTGCGACGAATAATATCCAGTATATCCGTAGACCGTGGCATAAATGGCATTTCAGAAGATAAATCCGTACTAGGTCTCTCTAGCTGTGGCCTACGGACATTAAATCGATCCTCTACATTAGAATAGTCTAATGTTACGCCAGAGGGGGGTACCATAGAGGTTCTATCTCTCACATTAAAAGCAGGCACACGTCTATGCGGAGGTACAAACATATTATTAACAGGTGGTATTTGTGTAGGTCCAGGAGGAGCCATACCCCTAAAGCCCCTATATTGAGGGCTTTGTATAAATCTAAGTATATCTTCTCTAGGTAGGCCCCTGCCTAATAAACTAGTAACATCATCCGATATTCTGCCAGCATCTATGCCTGATGGAGGCGGAGTCCCCCCAAGATCAGGATGACTGCCCATTAAATTGTTAGGTATCTCTTGTGTATTTAAATTAGCCTCCCCCATAGAAGATGGGGGTGCCCTATTTATTGTAGTAGTCCAAGGATTACTAACAGCCGGAGAGGAAATCGGACCCCCAGCTCCCATAATGCGAGCATTATTGGGCCTAGAATTAGGTGGGTATATACTCCCATAAGCCTCTCGCACCCAATCCCTAGGATCATCGTCAAACATTTAGTGTATTCTCTCTTTATTTAAATTTAATTTTGGAGATATGGCGTCCAAACTATCTAATATAGCTATAGCCCCAAACGTATTATCTTTTCTTTTAAGTATGTCTCTAATCAAATTATCACCAGTAGGTCGAGAATATGGTCTACTCATACAAGCATATCTTATTTCATCTGGAGCATGGTCTTCGCCAGTAGTATCAACATCTTCCGGCTTAAGCTCATCGTGCTGTAAAGCAGGCAGCGTTCTAATAGCTTCGACACAATTATCCATGAAGTATATCATGGGGCGACCATCTTCTCCTTTTAATCGTTGCCTAAGAGCATCCCATCCGCCTAACGCGCCAGCTTTAGCAGTCCTAGAATTGTCTGCCTTTTGAAAATGTATATGATAGGGATAACTGCCCATACGTTCAGCTATACTAGGTCCACCATCTTCTTTATATGCCGACGGATCTATTACTCTATATGCTATACGCGCACGACCGTTCTCATTACGAGGCTCTGATTGCTCTCTTAAACATATACCTGCAGCCACTTCTTCTGCGGTTAATTTAACTCCTGTATTTGGTACAGTTTTACCTTCCTTATCCTTTGGAGCACCATACCATTCTTTATACCTTACAATGGCGCCTTTAGGCAATATTAAAGGCCTACTGCCGAAAATAGGCTCTATCTTAGGAGGTTGACCGTAATATTTACTCTCATAGTCCATAAAGTCAAATTCATCAGGAACAACAGCCCACCAACCAACAGAAAAAGGCTTAGCACTGCCCCAATCCATGCTCATAAATTTAGTCCAGGTATTGGGTATATTAAACCGTTTAATTATATGCTTTGAAGCATTCCATTCAGGAAAAAAGGCACCTAAAACAGCATTCCAGTCGCCTAACAACCAAGCTTTAACAAGTTCATCACTGCCTGACATATAAAGATTAGCTATATACTCATCAGTATTAGTAAATTTATTATCTGTAACTTTAGATGGTATAAATATGCGCTCTTTGATGAATATAGCATCTGTAAATGGGTTCTTATACTCTGTAGGTATAATCTTCATACCCAAGGGAGCAGGGTCTATATATCGCTGTTTAATCCAAAGATGCCCAGGACCTCCGGGGTTAGCTGTAGCAATGAATTTAGACGGAACAGAAGGATTACGGCCCAAGGTCGCTATTAGTTTTTTAATCGGAGCTTCATTAGGAAAAGTACCCATTTCCTCGACATATACCCTAGAATAGCTATGTCCCTGATAGCTCATCGCGTCAGAGTCATTTTCCAGATAAGCAAACGTTAAACGCGCTCCATTGGGGAAGCGCCACATCTTATCAACTTCATTAAACTTAGCCCCTAATGGGCTATATATCATTTTAGATCGCTCAATAAGCTCTCTAAGCTGTGTACGTTCGCGACGTACACATAACCCTACGGCTCCTTGCCCATACATATCCGCATGAGAGGCAAACTCACCTAAAACACCATCGCTTTTACCACCGCCGCGAGCACCGCCAAATAGTATTTCAAATATTGGACAAGTAAGTAGCCAAGTCTGTGGCCCAGGCTGAGGTCTCCATACTGACTCTAATTTTTCAGCCATTCATCTTCTTTACCCTTAATAATATAGGCTAAGGTATTTAAAACTAAAAACTCGTAAGATGTTAAATGCTCTACTAAAGATGTAAACACACAATTTGTCTGCTCATCAGTAAATGATTTGCCGTATTTTTTAATTTGACTATTAACTAAGTTCCGTGCAGTAACTTTAACTATTTCCTCTAGCGCGCCTAACGGAAATTCTTTTGCTATACGAATTACCTGTCCTGAGTCCTTTAAATCTATGGGGCGTTCCTTTGATAAGGGAAACTTCCTTTTGCGGTAAGTTGCTTTGTCCATTAGCCGCATATCTATATGACCACCCATCTACAGGAGTTCTTACTGGAGGAGCCTTATTAAACTCATAATCACGTTTATAATGCTCCGCTTGCTCTTTAGCAGTATAAAGTTGAGATTGTACTATAAAGGGTCCAGATACCTCTTTAAGTTTCTTCGCCATCTTGCTTACCTTCACCTTTAGGTAAATAGCCATGTCCATCAATGAGGAATCTTACCTTACCACTAGAGAAATAAGGTAATTGACATACAGGGCATATAGCGCTAGCTATCGTGTCTCCTGCCTTTGGATGCTTACTAAATTTCCAATCAAAGTAGTCTACACTGATGACATTGTATGGAGGCATATCCACTTTTGCAGTAGCTATATGATGGCCATTAGGACATACTACGCGCATACCTGCTTTTATATACATTTTATTGACAGCCTCTTTATAAGCCTAACTTTAAGTTCATAGTATATCTTCATTTTAATCTATCTTCTTAGGGCGAACAACGACAGGTCCAGATTTAAATCCCTTACAATCATGACCTATTCTATTAGATGCATTATGCAGGCTCTTAGAGGGGCTAGACTTACCTGTACCATGCGCGCTGCTCATCTTACCGCTAGAACGGCTAGCAGGGCTATGAGAAGTAGGTAAACGAGTACCCGTAAACTGAGCATGCGACATGTTACGCGCAGGATTGTATTTCTTAGCCATTATCTCTTCCTTTCAAATAATTTACACCAATAACTAGGGTGTATTTTACCTTGCACCAATGTACATCTACCAGACTGTATAAAATGGCTGCAATTGCCACACTTATCCTTATGATTAGTAGCTTTACTGTAATTAACTTCGGATTTAGGCTTTTTCACTGCCTTATCTATGGAGTCTCTTACAGAATCCATTACTTCTTAGCCTTACGCTGCTCACTCATAGCTATTGCAACAGCTTGTTTACGAGATGTTACTTTCGGCCCCGACTTAGAGCCACTATGCAGTGTACCATGTTTATATTCATGCATAACTTTTTGAACTTTAGATTTGCGTTTCATAATTTAACTCCAATCAATCTTAGGTTCAGAATACCCTTCATAAAATATATGCTTGCCAGACCCCACTTTATTTCTACGATTGGCGTACTCATTATCAGTAATTTTATCTCTACGGCTCTGCATAGCCTCAATTATACGCTTCTCTTGCTCCCTAGGGTCTTCTTTATTAATTTGTACGTATTTATCACCCTCAAGTCGCATCAGAACTACATTGTTCTTAGTTAAATTCTCACATATTTCTCCGTGCCTAGTTCTGAATACCTCTCGAATAGCCGCATCTATCTCTACGCTTGGGGCAGTCACCTTACCAAAGGTAAATCCATAATTAACCGTGGCCACTATATCCTTTACATCCAAGGGAACATAAGGAACAACTGGTGCCGCGAGCAGCATAGATATAAAGCTACGACGAGATATTTTATTCACCATTTAGCCCCTATAGGTGATATTAACCCCCAGATAATTCCAAACCAGTCTTTTATTGCCTGTGTATATACTGTAGCTACAACGGGATCTTTACGTTTAATAAAATATTTAACCCCCCAGTAAATCGGCTTCCAAAATATCACCAATAATAAACTAAACCATATCATAATGTTCTCCCTTGCCTAAGAGCGTAAAACCTTACTAAATTAGCCCTTTCTGCGCTGCTCAACACACTAGGTACATTTATATAGCCATGGCATCTAAGCGCAAGCGTTGGACTTGTGGCAACAGCCAACAAAGACACTCCTGACATATCACCAGCACCAGAATCACCACTTACCCCGGCCCCTAAATCTACAGCTATATTACTAGTAGCCCCGTTGTTTATTTCTGTAGCTACAAAGTCTACATCTTGTGCTGGCGCTGTACCTACAGAAAGTTCCGTACCATTAAATATTCTCAACGTGTTAGAACTAACAAATAGTTGACCATTTCCACCTGCAGCACTGCCGGATAATTGCCCATCATTACTGTCTAACCTACGCCATGCACTTACTTCCGAATAGGGTTGGGTAGGAGATACCCCACCAGT